CATTGATTGGAATACCTACTTTAGACTTGAGGAAACTGGAAGCCTAAAGTTCTTTACTGCACGTAAGGATGGTCTTTTGATTGGGTACTTCGTAGTAATACTATTCACACCATTGACCAATAAAGGTGAGGTAGTTGGTAGCTATGATGCCGTATTCGTACATAAGGATTACCGCAAGTCTACTGTAGGTCGTAAGTTGTTTAAGTTTGTAGAAGAATGTATGATTGAGGATGGTGTCTACCGTGTTGTAGCTTCATCTTCTGTTAAAAACCCTATTGGTAAGTTCCTAACTCGTATCGGGTATGATGAAATAGAAACTAAGTACGAGAAGGTATTATAACATGGTTGTCTTTACCGCTGCTGCTGCTTTAGGTGCAAGCATTATTGCTTCTGGTGTAGGTACTGCCCTTGGATTGGGTGCTATATTCACAGGTACAATCGGCGCTGCTATACTAGGTTTTGGCGCACAGTTTGCCCTTGGTTTCCTTATGAGTGCCTTGGCACCTAAGCCAAGCTCCCAAACTAATAACCGTGGTTACGATGTAAACTCTTTTGGTTCAGCCCTAGATCATCAGGTTATTTATGGCGAAGTAAAAACTGGTGGTGCTGTAGTTTATGATAATGCTACAGGGAATAACAACAAATACCTACACAGGGTTATTGCCTTTGCTGGCCATGAGATTGATTCCTTCCAAGAGATTTATCTTGACGATGAACTATTGACTCTTGATGTTAATGGTAATGTTACGTCCCCTGAAAGATATGACGGTAAACTACGTATTAAAGAACACTTGGGTGCTGATAACCAAGTAGCTGATACTGATCTGGTGTCTGAGGTTTTTGAGTGGACAACCAGTCACAGACTACAAGGTATTGCCTACCTGTATATTAGAATGTCCTTTGATGCAGACGTATTCCCTAATGGTGTTCCTACGTTTACTTCTGTCATTCGAGGTAAAAAGATATACGATCCACGTACTCTAACTACTGCTTGGAGTAATAATCCTGCACTGTGTGTGCGTGACTACCTAACATCTAGTACATACGGCCTTGGTGAATCTTCCGCTAATATAGATGATGATTCTATTATTGTAGCTGCTGATGTGTGTGACAACCTTAACTACCCAACACTTACAGGTGGTACTAAGTTTACCGCCAATGGTGCCTTCACTACCGCTGTAACGCCTTACTCTTTCTTGAACAATGTCATGTCCTCTATGGGCGGCACTGTATGGTACAGCCAAGGTGAGTGGAGGGTTAAACCTGCCTACTATACGGCACCTGTGGCTGATCTCACGGATGATGATCTACGCTCTGGTTTGTCTATCAGCACAAGACACTCTCGTAGGGATAACTTTAACACTGTAAAAGGTACATTCAAAGGTACTGAAACCAACTGGCAAGTAACTGACTACCCTGAGTACACCAATGCTGCTTTTGTAACTGAAGACAATGGGCAGTCTAGTGTAGTTGACCTTGATCTACCATTTACCTCTTCTAGTGTAGAGGCCCGTAGGATTGCTAGGATTGCCTTAGAGCGTAACCGTCAGCAGCTTACTGTGTCTGCATCCTTTGGTATGAGAGCCTTTGGTTTGCAGGTGGGTGATCTAGTTACTCTTACGTCTACTCGTAGGGGTTGGGCTGCTAAGGAGTTTGAGATTGTATCTTGGAACTTTGGTATCACAGGTGAGAATGATCTACAAGTACAATTAACTCTAAGAGAAATCTCTGAGAGTGTATTTGATGAAGTAGATGATGGTGTAGTTTACACTAGGGATAACACAAGTCTTCCTTCTGCATTTGAAGTACCGTCTGTTGGTTTGTCTGCATCTGTTAGGCTACAAGTATCAAAAGAGAAACTAACTAACATTGCAACACTAACTGTTACCTCGGGTGCTTCTGAAAGAATTGACCATGTGGAAGTGCAGTTTAAGCTGTCCTCTGGTACAGAATGGAAGGCTGTTGGTACAGGTCAAATAGGTGTCTTTGAGGTTATTGACCTTGAGGATGACTTGTATGACTTTAGGGCTAGAGCTATAAACACTTTTGGTATTAAAGGTGAGTGGGAGTTCTTGTTCAATATAGAAGCCTCTGGCCTTGCAATACCTCCTAGTGATATTACAGGTCTAGCTTATGAAATCACTAATGGTAATGCCTTCCTAGAGTGGAACCCCGTACCTGATTTGGACTTGTCATTCTATCGTGTAAGACATGCCGTAGAGACTACAGGAGCTACGTGGGCTAACGCTACAACTGCTATTGATAAAGTACCACGCCCTGCATCTTCAGTCTCATTAGCCTCCCGATCAGGTACTTACATGATACGCCCATATGATAAGGGTGGGGTTAGCTCTAGTGGTTATGCAAGTGTTGTAGTCCTACCGGAGGTATTAGAACCTTTCACTACGACTTTAACACAAACTGAAAACCCTACATTCTCTGGCACTAAGTCCGACTGTAATGTAAATGTTAGCAACTACTTGGAGATTACAGACCCCTCTGTAGCACCATCTGAAGCTACATACACCTTTTCTGACTACATAGATACTGGTACATCTCGTAGGATTAAAGCTAGGGTAGATGCTTCTGTAATTCGTATAAATGAGTTGGGTAACACTTTTGATGACCTTCCGGGGTTATTCAATGATCTAACTGGGCTGTTTGATGATTTATCAGGGGATCAAGACTTTGCGGATACTAACCTAGAGTTCTATATCTCTACTACTGAGGATGACCCTGCTGGGACACCAATATGGACACCTTATGTTAAGTTTAGGGTTGGCAATTACTACGGCAGAGCCTTCAGGTTCCAAGTGGTATTAAAGAGTTCCGCAGACAACGTAACACCTAATATAACCAGCTTATCTGCCATAGTGGAGTATAACTAACATGAAAACCCGAAGGAGTTAATATGTCACAAAACGATTACGTGATTGCCAACCAAACCACACCGTTGTTTAGGGCGGACCTAAATCTTGCACTACAAGCCTTAGCATCAAATTCTTCGGGTTCTTCTGCACCAAGCACAACCTATGCTAACATGCTATGGTATGATACTACAAACAACATTCTAAAGATGCGTAGTGAAGCGGATGACGCTTGGATTACATTAGGTACACTAGACCAGTCTTTGAATACTTTTACCCCTGCGGGTTTAACTGCAACATCGGCTGACCCAGACTTCACAGTTGACCCAACACTACTTGCACCAAGGTCTGCTATCAAAACCCTTGTTGATACTGAAATCGCTGGCCTACCTCCTGCTGGGGGCGTTACCTTGCTTGCTACACTATCCACGGCGTCTGGTTCCAGTGTGGTTGCTACAGGTCTAGACCTAGCAGATTACAAATTCCTTTTCGTCCAGTTCGATGGTATTAATACCGTAGGCAGTACCACTTTTAGGATTAACAACAACATTACCGCTGGCCTTACGTCCTCCACGGCAACGTTTGTCGCCCGTGACGCTTATGTAATTATATTCCTAACTGACGGTTTTGGGTACGGTATGGAGGCGTCCATAGGGATAATGTCTGGCGGTTCAAGCATAACAACCGCATCTACAGAAATAAGGGTGCAGCCGACTACTGGCAACTTTGATGGTGGGACTACATATATCTGGGGGGTTAAGTAATGGGTATTGAGTTTATTACAGACGTGCGTACAGGTGTAACTACCTCACGCGAGTACGCCCCGACACCCGCCGACTTAGTTTTATCCCTAACCTTAGAGCGCACTACTATGGCCTGTACCCCAATGCAGGGTATCCTAGCACTTGGTGAAGCCAACTGGAATATTATCTTAGCCTATCGTGATACAGCCTCTTGGCAGGAGAAAGTCATCATCGACAGCGCACAGACGTGGGTACGTAACTCACAGAATATTGCTTTCTTTCAGTATCTACTAAGCTTTACTGATACACAAGTGGATGACCTATTCCGTGCAGCCATGTTGATTGACGCATGATATGGCAGGTAATGGATTAGGACCAAAGTGGTTCCCTAAGTCTGTCAGGGATTGGCTTACATCTCTTGGTAAGACGTTCTTTGATGAAGCCTCATGGGAGAAACACGATGAAGGATACGCTAGGGGATACCCTAGTAGGTGGGAGTGTGATAAAGGCTTCCTAAAGGCTATGCTTATGGATGCTCGTAACGCTAAGACCTTACTAAAGAACCTAGTCTGTTACCTCTTAGCGTGGCTCCTATGGCTACTGGTAAGGCTCTTTGGCTGGACTACCTACAACAATAAAGGAATACAATGATGGGTTATAAACTAGGGTTACGAAGTAAGCAAAGACTGTCAGGTGTACACCCTGATCTTGTAGCAGTAGTCAAACGTGCTATTGAACTTTCAGAGCAGGACTTTAGTGTTACTGAAGGTATTAGGCATATTGAACGGCAACGTACGCTTGTAGCTACGGGTAAGTCTACCACAATGAACTCAAGGCACCTTACAG